TGCGGCGGAAGTCAGACGGCGTGATCTGCGTGGTGGACGCGGACAGCGTCGATCCGCTCGTGTATGATCGGGTAGATGCGCCAGCGCCGGTCCCGGTCACCGTCATCGAGACCGATGTGGGGCGGCTCCAGCGGGAGTTATTGAGCGCGCGCGCCGAACTGGATCGGCGTCCGCTGCCACTCGATCCGGCGGAGGCACAGCGGAGGCTGGCGGAGGAAATTCGGTTGCGCGTCCCGCGTGGGATGCACGGGCAGGTACAAGCGCGCGCCGGGGCCAAGCGGGTCGCCGCGATTCGCGCGCGGAGGTCACAGCGTGGACAAGAGTCAGTGCACGGCGACGAGTAAGCACAGCGGCGAGCGATGCAAACGGACGCCGATACCGGGGGGGACGGTGTGCGTCACGCACGGGGGCAGCGCGCCAGCGGTCAAGATTGCCGCACAGCGGCGGCTGCTGGAGATGATCGATCCGGCGTTCGATGCGCTGCTGCGGGCGGTCGAGGAATGCGACGAGTGGCCGACGAAGGTGCGCGCCGCGATCGCGGTGCTGGACCGTGCGGGCTTCGGGCCGACGACCTCGCTGCGCGTCGAGGAACCGGGGCATGATTATGCGAACTTGTCGAGCGAGGAATTGAAAGCGCGGGCGATGGCGATTGTGGAGAAAGCGGCGGCGGTACACTGATCATGGTATTAGCGAAAGGATTTGATGCGGCGTTTCTCGGGGTGGCGCGGCGCTGCGGTCAGCCGGACCTCGCGGTATATTCTGTGCAATTCGCGATTCGGATATTGCACGAGCGGGACGGGATGAGCGAGGAGGAGGCGCGCGAATATCTCGAATACAACTCGATCGGGGCCTGGTTCGGCGAGGATACGCCCATTTGGTTAGAGCGCTGCGCGGTGTCGGATCTCGCGGAGCTTTACGGATCGGACGAGCCGGTGCATTAGATCAGCGCGCCCCTGGGCACTGCGGATGGTCGCACCACTTCCCTCCGACACCATCGGGGCACGGATTGTTCGGGGTGCCCGCCTTCAGTAGCGCCCGCCGTGTCTGTTTCGCGCCGTTGACAATGCGTCGGCCGTCATCCCACGCCTCGAAATCAAAACCCTCGGCATCGGCGTAGTAGTCCGCATCGCTCAGCAGTTCGGCGGCGTCGTGATGCGTCGGGTCGATCCAGTAGTGCGTCCGGTTCTCACGCAGCACGGGTGGGGCGGGTAGCTCGCGTTCGATGTGGTCGTCGTAGAAGAATCGATTAACTCGTATCATTTTGTCTGTCTCCTTCATCGTGCGCCTCCGCTCTCGATCCCAGGGTGGTCCGATACTGCCTCAAATCCAACATATGCGATCCGGTGCCCCACGCCGTCGATTTCAAAAACATCCCCGACGCTGCATGAGCGTACGCCGGTCTCCAGCCAGTCGTTCTCCCACCAGTCGTCCTCATCATCAATAAAATTAGTGATCCTGTACGCGTCGTCCAGGTCTCCGGCGACGATCGTGGCGACCTGTGTGTAGCCCACCGGCCACGCTGCGGGCGTTTCGGCCCAGCCTGCGTCCCGCGAATTGTTCAGGTGCCACACGCCGATCCGAAATGTTTTTGTGTATTCCATTTGTCTGTATCTCCTCGAACGTGGGGGCCAATTCCCCCGGCTGTAATTTATGTCACCGGCTATCGCGTCGAAGGTTACCAAGCGGGAGAGACATCCAGTATCATGTCATTGCGCCATGTGATCTCTAGCCCGTGACGTTCTACGATGGCCACCATGTCACGGTTCAGATACCTTCCCTCGTCGTGCTCTCCCCACACCGTTCCCCCTTTGCACGCGGAAACATAGTTCGCGTGATTCCGAATGTCGTCATCGTGCATGGTGCCATTCTCCGTCCAGCGTTCCCCAAGCCCAAACAACGTGATACTGAATGATGCTGCCTGTTGGCACGCTCCTGGTCCGGTGATCACGGGGCATCCAATGGCCTTGAGTTTCGCGATGCACTTGCTTGTCTTCGACATTCGTCTATCTCCTTGAGTGAATGATTGCCAAAACCTAGGACCAGTCTACACCCTTTGGGGGCGTTGTCAACATTTATTTTTTAAGGGTAGATAGTTTTCCCGATCCAACAAAGGGGGGAGTGCTTGAGGGGTGTATACTGTGGGGCGTGGATCATGCAGCGGTCGCGGAACTGATCGGCCTGGAGGCGGGACACTAGAGGGCTATGCTCAATCTCACGCTCGTCGTAAATTGCGCCGCGACGGTCGGCCTGGCGACAGCCGTTGTCCTCGTGCGCGACACGGCGCTAGTCGCGCTCGCGCTCGCGTATGTGTCTGGGCTGCTAACGGCGTGGGCCTCCCGGTACCAGGTCGGCCTGGCTAGTGCGCCCGAAGCAGGGACCAGTACACCTGGTTTACATCGGCCGGGTTGATGCCCAGCACTGCGCACCAAAACGACAACATCTTCGAGGGTACGCTGAGAAACAGTCGCGCAGAATTTGCGTCGACGGTGTCGAGACCACGATCGCGGTACCAGACCTCGCGATGCGATGCTGAGATCGGGCCGATCACGATCCGCCCGTGCGCGCGGCGCGTCGGCACCATCGACACATGCCGCGCGCACGCGTCTTTGACCGCCTGCACGATGACGCCCGCGGCGATCCGCTGCTGCGGGGCCATGCTGACGCGGTTCAGGTCGTCGAGCAGTTGCTGACAACTCCCCTGCGTAATCGGGCCATGTTTCATAATGTCACTCTACGCTGAACGTGGTCCTAAAAGCGTCGAGGGCGATGGCTTCCGCGGCGGGCGTGAGGATCGTGTGAAATCCTCCCCCCTCGGCGTACACGTCGTCGCTCGCGATGTCAGTGAGACACCAGCCGGTCGTGCATAATGTCAGTTCTACGCACGTCGCTCGCCGCGCCCACTTGTACGATCGTGCTACCTCATCGCCGGATGTGCAGAGCAGGCGTATACCCTTGGCGTGGTCGCGACTGAGGCGCAACCGTGTCCTCCGCATTTCGGCCTGTGTAGCAAGCTCGGCGATCTCCTCGAACGTCGTGAACGTGTGCCCGCGTGCGCGACCGTTGACCTGCGCCAGCGCGGCCTGTATTTTACGTGAATTCTTGCTCGTAATGCGTATCTTCATTATTTCCCCTTTCAAACCAGCATGATCATGACCATCAAAATGTAGCCGACGACCGCGATCACAATCCCAGCGGCAACGTCCTGTAGAGCTTCTTTGTGCATAGTGATCACCCGTTCCTTGCTTCGTTTCGTCAACCAAACCTGGAGCAAGTCTACACCTTTTTTGTGCTTTGTGTTATTTATTTTTTCAGGTGTAGAACATGGGGGCTGTCCCCCGCCGTACCCGTTGCTCCCAGCGGTGTATACTGTGGGGCGTGGATCATGGGGCCATCGCCGAACTCATCGGGCTAGAGTCAGAAATATGCCGCAGGTCTCTGCATGATTATGTGCGGAGCATGTGGCCCGTGATCGAACCAGCTACAGAATTCGTGGACGGCTGGCACCTCGGGGCCCTGTGCGAGCACGAGCAGGCGGTGTTCGAGGGGCAGATCAAAAAGCTGATCATCAACATCTGCCCGCGGTCCGGCAAATCAATCTGCACGTCTGTGGCCCTGCCAACGTGGGGGTGGACGCGAGCGCCCGAGACGCGGTGGCTGTTTTCAAGTTATTCGAGCGATCTCAGCCTCGAATTCGCGACGACCGCGCGACGCGTGATCGAGTCGGCGTGGTATCAGGCACGGTGGAATGTGCAATTGAGCAGTGACCAGAACAACAAAGCGTTCTATGCGAACACCGCGAGCGGCTACCGGATCAGCACGTCGGTTGGGGGATCGTCGACCGGAAAAGGGGGGGATCTCCTGGTGGTGGACGACCCCCACAATCTAAAGACGATAGATTCTGATATTATCCGCGGCGAAGACATCCGATGGTTTTTCAAAGTGTGGTCGTCACGGATCAATAACAAGAAAAACGATCGACAGATCGTGATCATGCAACGCGGGCACGAGGACGATTTGACGACGGCGCTGCTCGACCAGGGCGACTGGACCGTGCTCAAACTCCCCACAGAATACGTGCCGCGGGAGTGGACGAGCCCCCTGGGTTGGAGTGACCCTCGAAAAACACCGGGCGACCTGCTGAACCCTGGGCGCATTGGCCCGCAGGAAAATCTGACGATCAAGCGTGAACTCGGGCCCGTCGATTATTCCTGCCAGCACGGCCAGGAGCCCATGCCGGAGCGCGGCGGGATGTTCGAGCGATCATGGTTTGAAATTGTCGATCATGCGCCGACCGACGTGATCATGCGTGTGCGATTTTGGGATGCCGCCGGATCGGAAACGGAGCGCAGCCCCTACACGGCCGGTGTGCTGGTGAGCCACACGCGCAGCGGGAATTTTTACATCGAGGACATCCAGCGCGATCGACTAGTGGCCGCGAAGGTCGACGCGCTGATGCTGCAAACTGCGCGACTCGACGGGGTCGGCACCGACATCGGCGAAGAGCAGGAACCGGGCAGCGCGGGAAAAGCGGTGATCGCTGCACACCGTGCGCTGCTGAGCGGGTACACGTACACGGGGGTGACGGCCACCGGGGACAAATTCACACGGTGGAAGCCGCTAGCGTCCCAAGCGCGACCGCTCTCGGACGATGAGCCACACGGGCGCGTGAAGCTCGTGGCAGGCTCGTGGAACAAAGCGTTTCTCGATGAGGTGGTGGCGAATCGCCGCTCGAAATTCAAGGATCAACTGGATGCGGCGGCGGGGGCGTTGTTCCAACTCCGCACCGCACCGCGAGAGATGCGATCGGCGTCTGCCGTCTGGGGCTAACACGATGGCCGTATTGCACGCGAAGGCCCGACAGCGATCCGCGACGGTGACGCAGAAAACGAACGGCGGCACGCGCTATCGGTTTCCAATGCCGGATAAGGTACACGCGCGCAGCGCGCTGGCCCGGTTGCCGCAGGCCAAAAATCTCACCGCTGCGGAGCGCGCAAAAATACGCACGCGCGCGCGCAAAATATTGGAGGAGTAACACATGCCGGTTAACACACCACGCGAGGAATACTCCACGTATGCCGCCATCTGGCAGCGGATGCGCGACACGTTCGCGGGTCGGGATGCGATCATCAAAGCCGGGGCGCCTTACACGCCGACGCTCCCGGCAGCGACCCCCACCGCGCAGCACGCGTATCTGCACCGTGGGAATTTTTATAACGCGGTACGCCGCACCGTGTCGGGTCTGACCGGCGGCGTTTTTCAGAAGACGCCGCGCTTCGACGTGCCGCGGCGTGTGCAGCCGTGGTTGGACGATGTCACGCTGACCGGCGTGCCGATGTCCGCGTTTGCGCTGGCCGCGACCGAAGAGGTGCTGTTAATGGGCCGCATGGGCGCGCTCGTGGAAATGGCCGATTCGCCCCTGACAGAAACGCGGCCCTACTTCGTGCGCTACACGACGGAAAATATCATCAACTGGGACACCACGACGCTCGACGGTGATGAGATCCTCACGTTGCTCGTGCTGCGCGAATCGCCGCGCACCGTGTCAGACGATGATCCGTTTAGCTACACCGCCGTCGAGCAATACCGCGAGCTTCGCCTGACCGTCGTGGAGGGGTCGCTGCGCTATACCCAGCAACTGTGGCAACGGCCCGCGAAGGGCGGCGAGATCGCGCGCGTCGGCCCCGTGCTGACGCCACTCCGCCGAGGCGAGCCGCTGCCGTTTATCCCGTTTGTGTTTTTCGGTCCAGCGTTCACCACCTCCGCCTTGAAAGATCCGCCCCTCCTCGATCTGGCGAATCTGAACCTCGCGCATTGGCGGAATTCCTGCGACCACGAGCAGGGGCTGCACCTCGTAGCGCTGCCGACTCCGTATGTGTCTGGCATGAAGGGAGCCGGGGAAGATTCCGACGTGCTGCATATCGGCCCGTCCACGATCTGGATTCTCGACAAGGATGGAAAGGCGGGGATGGTCGAATTTAGCGGCGCGGGCATGGGCGCGCTAGAAAAAGCCTTACTCGCGAAGCAACACCAGATGGCGACCCTCGGGGCCAAACTCCTCGAAGAGCAACCATCCGTAGCGCAGGAGACAGCGACAGCGGTGCTGGCACGCCACGCGGGCGAGCACGCCACGCTGCGGACGTTGGCACAGGCGATGGAGCAGGGACTGCGGACGATCCTCCAGTCGATGGCGTGGTGGGACGGCCTCGACGCGCAACCACGCGATGTCGCGGTGAAAGTGGAACTGAACAAAGATTTCCTCCAGGTCAAAGCGCAACCGCAGGAAATCCAGACGGCCCTGGCGACATTGCAAGCGGGCGAGATCAGCTATGAGACGTTCTGGCACATTTTGACCGAGGGCGGATGGGCGCGGTACGGCGTCACCGCCGACGAGGAGAAGCGCGAGATCAGCCGGGAACCTGAGCAGGTGCCGCCGCCCATCGAGGAGGTGCTGACGGTGGACGACGCATGAGCCGCCAGACGGATCACGAGGCGATGGCTGACGCGGCGGATCGCCTAGAGCCGCAGATGGAGGCGCGGTTCCTGCGCGCGGCGGATCGTATGCGCGCGTCTGTGGACCTCGACGCGCTCACGCTCGCGCTTGCCAAGGGTGACGCGGACGCAGCGGTGCGCGCGGTCATCACGGATCAGCGGCTGCGCGAGGTGATGGACCCGCTCAGCACGGTGATCACGACGGGGCTCATACGTGGGGGGAGGCTGGGTGCCCGACAACTCAAGCGGCTCGCGTAAGCCCGTCGATTTTCAGTTCAACGCGAAGAGCCGGGACGCGCAACGCTGGGCGAAGCGGTACGCGGGCACGCGGATCACGAATCTCAATACGGAGACGAAACTCGCGGTGCGGAAGATCGTCACCGATTCGATCCGCGACGGGGTGCCGCCGCGTG